CGACTTTGACGTGGACGCCGAACTCGAAAAGCCCGCTTTCTCCAAACTCGGAGATTTGTGGACGCTTGGCCGGCATAAAGTCATATGTGGCGACAGCACCAAGTCCGAAACATATGCCGCTCTGATGGGTGGGAAACAGGCAAACCTGATTCTGACCGATCCGCCTTATGGTATCGACTACGACAAGGGCGTGGCGGGCAAAATCAAGAACGACAAGTTTGACAGCGATGAAGGATTTTATACTTTTCTCCACGACGCTTTTTCAGCGATGGCAACTTATCTCGCCACGGATGGTGCGGCATATGTATTCCACGCCGATAGCAAGGGGCTGACTTTCCGCAGGGCGTTTGAGGATGCGGGTTTTAAGCTGTCTGGATGCTGCATCTGGGCAAAGAACACGTTCACGCTCGGCCGTTCGGATTATCAATGGTGCCACGAACCTTGCCTCTATGGTTGGAAGAAATCCGGCAAACACAACTGGTTCGGCGACCGCAAGCAGTCCACGATATGGAACTTCGACAAACCAAGCCGCTCGGAGAAGCACCCAACAATGAAACCAGTGCCGCTGCTCGCTGTGCCGATGAAGAACTCGACGCAGACCAATGGCGTGGTGCTCGACCCCTTTGGCGGTTCAGGCAGTACCCTGATTTGCGCGGAACAGTTGGGGCGCGAAGCCTTCCTGATTGAACTGGACGAAAAATTCGTAGACGTTATTATTCATCGCTACATCGAAGCCGTCGGAAGTGCCGACGGTGTTTTTGTAGAACGGGGTAGCAAGTCAATTCCATATGCGAAGGTGATAGCCGATGTCTAACAAATACTGGTTTTCTGAGGATGGGGCCATCGGATATGGTAGTTTGAGTACGGGAGAGGTGTTTTGTTTTGATTCCGAGGACTATGATAAAATATCAGACAGGACTTGGTACAAGTGCAATGCAAGCCCCGGATATGTTGGCGACAGCAATGGATTCTGTATTCACAGAGTAATACTTATCGCTCCGGAAGGCTGCGAAATTGACCACATCAACTTGAATCCGCTTGATAACCGAAAAGAAAATTTGAGAATATGTACGCATCAGCAAAACCAATGCAATCAACCGCTTCAAAAGAATAACATCTCTGGAGTGACTGGTGTCAGTTATTTTGCGCCACGAAAAAAGTATCGCGCGCGAATTAAATACTTTCAGCGAGAATTACACTTAGGGTATTTTCCCACATTTCTTGAGGCGACTCAAGCGAGAAATGTCGGCGTGAAAATCATGTTCGGAGAGTTTGGGCGATGCCACGATGCTCCGCCTCCACCAAAGTGGATCGAGATTATGGTTCTGGATAAATGCAACCGCTTCATTAATGAGGCGGTTTTTCCTTGCCTGATAGGAAGAGCTGATGCAATCATGGAAGAAACCGCTTGATAATCACACTCGTTTGATCAATGTATATGACTACGAAATCGAAAGGACGGTAATCATATGCAAATCAAGTACAACGTTTCCAGGGAGAAAAGGAAGGAATTGGTTTCGATCATGCGGGATATCTTGCAGGAAACAACGCGGTATCTAGCCGCTCCGACGTTTTGTTTCATGGTGGGAAAGTACACCGTCGACAAAAACGGAACGGTCACCTGCCCGGATGATGCGAATGCAGCGCAGATCGAAATGCTGATCCGCGAACTGGCACACGACGGATTCATTGGCGAACGGGTCGGCGAAGCGACTAAGCCTGCTGAACACATAGTGGCCGAGCCAGAGCAGCAGAAAAAAGAAAGATCCCACACAGCCGCACCCGACCGCCTAGCGATCGAGCTGCCGAAAGATGGCATAACGCCGGCCGCTATGGAAAACCTGCGGCGCTTAGTGGCGAGCAAGGCAACGCTGCTGAAGAAAGCGCTCGCCACGGACAGTCTTCCGATCACGGAGCACGCTGACCGGATCGAATTCGACTGGTTCCGAACAACCGACGATCAGGCGGAGATTAGCGCCTACTACCAACTGGTGCAGGGGCTTTGCGAGCGGGCGCGGGCACAGAAGCGCGTAAGCACGACGGAGCGGGAAGTAGAAAACGAGAAGTACGCGTTCCGGTGTTTCCTTCTGCGGCTAGGATTTATCGGCGAAAAGTACAAAGAATCGCGCCGCATTCTTCTGAAAAACCTGTCCGGTAACGCAGCGTTCAGGGACGCGCGGGAATCGGAGGAAGACACATGAACGGAATTCATCCCGACCTACTGAAGCAGTTGCGAGAGTATTACAAACCAGGAACGCGGGTAATGCTGATTCGCATGAACGATCTTTACACGAAACTCCGGCGGGGCGAACGCGGAACAGTGGTCTGTGTCGATGATATCGGAACCATTCATGTGGCATGGGATTGTGGCAGTACATTAGGCATCGTGTTCCGCGAAGACGAATGCGTGAAAATCGAGGAGGACGACCATGAGTAACCGCTTATTTGCCGCATATGGCGTCGGTATCAACCGCGCCGAAATGGCAATGCGCTGCCCGACGGCAAAGCTGCTCGGTGCGTCGACGCTGCGGAATCATCGTCTGACATTCCGCGGGCCTCATGCGGCGGCAGTGGCGAACATCGAACCTGCGAAGGGGCATAGCGTACCGATGCTAGTGTGGGACATCACATCAACGGACGAAGCGGCGCTGGACCTGTACGAAGGGTTCCCGCATCTGTACGAAAAGCACCAGTTCCGGCTCCGGCTTGATGGCAAGGCCGTAGACTGCATGGCGTATGTCTTGCGCGGCGATCGCTCACTCGGGAAACCGAGTGCGTTCTATTACAGCACGGTGCTGGAGGGATACAAAGCGGCGGGTTTCGACGTAGACATTCTGCGCACCGCGGTTAGTGAATCCGATGAGCTGATTGAACGGGAAATATAATCGGTTTTGGTTAAAATCAAAATATGATACAAACCGCCGGAAGAATGAATCACGGCGGTTTGCTCATAAGAAGGATATCGCTGCAAGCATTTTGCTTAAAAGAATCTCAACAACACATAGCCTATGATCGCAATAACAATGGTGACACCCAGAAACACGTAGTCGGATTTATTGCTGTCGCCCTTTGCATTGATTTCTTTCGGTTTATCCGGGTTGTACTTGATCTCAACGGTCTGTCCGATCTGATATGTGTCAGGGACATACGCTTTTGTGTATTTGCAGGTGTATTCTGTTCCGTCCACCGTATAGGAAATAATAGGAGTATATTCGGTGGACATGAGCGTGATGAAGCGTTCTTTGACGTCTTTGATCACAGCGTTGGTCGTGGCGGTACAGCGTTTTTTCTTAGTCGCACGGGAGATCACGTTTTTGATGATGATAATCAGGAATATGAAAGCGACAAGCCAGAGAATCACGGCGGTCAGAATCATATGGGCATCCACCTTTCTTTTAAATTGGGTTTATACAACTCAGGTTGATATCATTATATGCGTTTTATCTGCACGACAACAGATGGTTACGCATAACGCAGCAGATTATTTTGCTAAAGCGAACAGAAACAGACTTTGTGCGTGGGGCGACGTCGCCGCCACTGAACGCTTTGCAGCGAGGATTGGGCGATTGCCCCAACGACGCAAGATAACCAAACAAAGCCAAACACGGAGGCTCACGCGGGCCTCCGTTTTGATTTCCAAAGGAGGAGGCGACGTTGTTCCGAAAACTGAAGAAATACGTGCCGACTCCGTTCAAAGCAAAGGATTCTGTGTACGATAAGCAGGCGGCGGACAACGCTGTCGCTTTTATTGAATGCCTTTCGCACACAAAAGGGACATGGGCGGGTCAGCCTTTTCTGCTGATCGACTGGCAGGAGAAGATCATCCGTGATGTGTTTGGAACACTGAAACCAAACGGATACCGCCAGTTCAACACAGCGTATATCGAAATACCAAAGAAAAATGGGAAAAGCGAGCTCGCGGCCGCGGTCGCGCTGCTGTTAACCTGTGGTGACAACGAAGAGCGAGCCGAAGTTTACGGGTGCGCGGCTGATCGGCAGCAGGCGTCGATTGTGTTCGAGGTCGCTAAGGACATGGTGACTCTGTGTCCTGCGTTGGCGAAGCGCGTGAAGATTCTCGCGACACAGAAACGGCTCGTGTACCTGCCGACGGGAAGCTACTATCAAGTGCTCAGTGCCGACGTCGCCAGTAAACACGGCTTCAATACGCACGGCGTCATCTTTGATGAGCTGCACACCCAGCCGAACCGTCGCCTTTTTGACGTCATGACCAAGGGCAGCGGCGATGCGCGTATGCAGCCGCTGTATTTTTTAATTACAACAGCAGGCGACAACACCAACTCCATCTGCTGGGAAGTGCATTCAAAAGCAAAGGATATCCTCGACAGCAGGAAAACGGACGCGACATTCTACCCCGTGATCTACGGCACCGAGGAGAACGATTCCTGGACGGATCCGAAGGTGTGGAAGAAAGCGAATCCGTCGCTCGGGATCACGGTGGGTATCGACAAGGTCAAAGCGGCGTGTGATAGCGCGCAGCAGAATCCCGCTGAAGAGAACGCGTTTCGACAACTTCGTTTGAACCAGTGGGTCAAACAGGCTATCCGCTGGATGCCGATGGAAGCGTGGGACAAATGCGCGTTTCCGGTTGACCCCAAATCGCTCGAAGGGCGCATTTGCTACGGCGGCCTCGACCTTTCGTCTAGCACAGATATCACGGCGTTCGTTTTAGTGTTTCCTCCTCTGGATGAAGATGATAAATACTTTGTCCTGCCGTTCTTCTGGATTCCCGAGGAGAACATCGACCTGCGCGTGCGACGCGACCATGTGAATTATGACCTCTGGCAGAAGCAGGGCTTCCTGCTGACGACCGAGGGAAACGTGGTACATTACGGGTTCATCGAGACGTTCATCGAACAGCTCGGAAAAGAGTACAACATCCGCGAGATCGCGTTTGATCGTTGGGGTGCGGTTCAGATGGTACAAAACCTCGAAGGTATGGGATTCACGGTCGTTCCGTTTGGCCAGGGGTTCAAGGACATGTCCCCGCCGACGAAGGAACTCATGAAGCTGACGCTGGAGCAGAGGATCGCGCACGGCGGTCAGCCGGTTTTGCGCTGGATGATGGACAACATCTATATCCGCACTGACCCCGCGGGGAACATTAAACCGGACAAAGAAAAAAGCACCGAGAAAATCGACGGTGCTGTTGCAACGATCATGGCGTTGGATCGGGCGCTGCGGAATGGCGGTGGAGCAAGCACAAGCGTTTATGATGGCCGAGGTTTATTGCTGATATAGGAAAGGTGCACCCTGTGAGGGATACCCCTTTATATTATTGGGCAACTATCCTTTGTGCGAGCGAACTGGCATTTTGTATTGGGAAAAGAACACAAAAAAACCCGGAAAAAGTACGCTGGTTGCGTAATTCCGGGTTATTGATAGCGCTATATCTCAGTCTTCGTCTGCATCGGATCAGTTCAACTCAAAGTCCTTTTCCGTCAGGTTCGGGTAGATGTCCGCAAGCGGCGATAAATCCTCGACAGGGTTGTCCGCAAGCTTTAGTGATGTCAGCTTTGTCAACCCTACGAGCGGTGTTATATCAGTAACCTGGTTTCCCTCCATATATAGACGCGACAGATTCTTCATACCGGCGAGCGCGCTGATGTCAGTGATCTGGTTGCCCTTGATCCACAGGCTCTCCATCTGCGTCATTCCGGCGAGTGCGCTAATATCAGAAATACTGTTGTTTCCCCATATCCAAAGCTCCTTCATATTGGTCATGCCGGCAAGCACGCTGATATCCGAGATGTCGTCACAGCAGATATAGAGCACCTCCAGTTTGGTCAAACCCGCCAGCGGGCTGATATCCATGGATTCACCTTCAACGCCGTCGTCGGCGAGCGCCCAGTTCAGGTTCAGGGCGGTCAAATTAGGGAACTGTGTGAGATCGCTCACGTCTGCAACTCTGGGGATTGGCACGCCGCCTTCCATTTGCAAGTTCAGCTCGGTGACGGCCTCTGCCTCTGTCAGCATAATATCGCCTGTTGGCTTGTTCATCGCCGTGCGTACCAGCCCCTCAAGAACAGCATCGGTAAACACGACTACCGGTTCGCGCGTGGGTTCCAACGTAGGTTCAGGTGTCGGCGCTTCGGTGGCGGGCGCGGACGTCGCGGCATCCATCTGCTGCGTGGCGGGCGCGCCACAGGCGACCAGCGTAACGGCCATGATCGCAGCCGCCATCAAGAACAGTACTCTTTTCATGATGTGTTCCTCCTCATTCTTATTGTTTTATCTGTTAGTGGTAATCTCGCGTGTGGATGTCCGTTTTTAGATGCTCAACCTTCCAAGATGAGATCATGTTAACATGATGAAACTACCGAATGGTGTGCGTGTTGAATACTTTTACTGAAGATCTTTAATTTCACAAAAGCCCGGATGTAGGCACGATGCGTACCTACAGATAGCTTTTGTTCTTTTAAAGACGGCTGCCTTGAATATTACGTGAATTATACTTAACAATTGTCAATTTATCGCATTCGTTGCAAACTGTCAATCGCTTTTCTTTACTGTATGGAGGAATGCCATGAATCCACTTCGAGCAATATTCCATTCACGCGACAAACCGAAAGATTCTCTCAACGGCGGTCGCTATAGCTTCTTCTTCGGTGGTACGTCGAGCGGAAAACCGGTGAACGAAACGACCGC